GATCCCAAAACATTCTTTATGTCATTCAGGTGGGTGACCAGCTCCAGTATCTTGTTCTTTCCATAAATCTGGTACAAGAGCGAACTGACGAAGATAAGCTCCTTGTCTTCAAAGAAAGCGATGGCTCCGTCGATGCCGGGGTCTATGGATGCGTAAATCATTTTTGACTCCTTATGTGTGTATGTACGCGATACTACCACCGCCTTTCTGTAAAGTCAAGATGTTTTAATTAAAAGTAATTAATATCAATTTAAAAGAGAAATCTACTTTTTTATTGAGAGGCAAAAACCAAGGGGTAAGTTAGCGCTAACTACGGCTACAAGTACTATAATATATACATTTTTTTAATAATAATACTACTTATATTCTATTGGTTCTTCCCTGATTCTAATAAAAAGAAAAAAAGGAGAATTTTTTCTCTGAGATTTTGGAATATGGGCTGAATACCAAGGGAGATTAATCATTCTTATTCTCCTTTTTTTCTTTTAATTGACTTCAGAGGCTAAAACCCTTATAGTTCGTGGCCTGCAGAGCATTATAAAAAAAGGAAAGAATTGATGAAAAATAACTTTATTGCAAAACACGCCCAAAGGTCTGGTTCTGGGTTTCATTCTGAGGTAAGTAGGCCGCAAAACGATCCTGATGGAATTTGTGTAAAATGCTTGACCTGTGATGCGTATTCTGATATTGATATGTCTGAGTACAGCTGCCCAGCATGCGGGTCAACTAAAATTACAGAGATTGGAGGTTTACAATGAAAACATCTGAACTGATAAGCGCACTACAGGGTTTGCAGTGGCAGCACGGCGACTGCGACGTGATAATTGAAGGCGGTGACTACCACGGATCATGGGCGACAATGCTGAAGAGTATAGAATATAGCAAAAACTATACACGTCATCACGGTTTGGACGACGCAGAAAGCAATGAAGGTGACTCTATTATCAAGCTTAGCTACAAATGAGTAGCCCTAAGTATTACACCGGGATAGGTATAGCGGATGCCCCTGAAGACATTAAAGCTGAAATTCACGCCATAGCAACTAGAATGTCTATGGATCAGTACGTTGTTAGGTCTGGTGGTGCAATAGGTACTGATGCGGCATTCCAGTCTGGGGCTGGATCAAACACTGAGATATACCTACCGTATGACGGCTACAATGGCATGACTGATAAAGATGGCGCTCACTTAAACGCAAAAGAGCTTTACAACTACGACAAGGCGGAGTATATTGCCTCAATCAACTGCAGAGAGTGGGACACCATAAATCAGGGTGAGAGGGAGTTGCACACAAGAAGCGTATATTCCGTATTGGGATTCTCGCTTGATAACCCTTCGCTAGTTTTGATTTGCTACGCCGAACCGTCAGGGATAAGCTTAGTTAAAGGGGAATACTCTACCGCGGTGTCAGTTGCACACGGCCATAGAATTCCGGTATACAATCTCTGGCGCATCAAAGATCTAATTGAATTGAAACGAATTGTAGGTATATATGACTAATTTGGAGGTAGCATCTTGATTGATAAAAACTGGAGCTTTGAGACCATGAAGGAATGGCTTCTTGATTTCGCAGATTGCGGATATCATGTGATGCCAATTCGTGGTGTTTACCCGAATGGTAATTGCATGTGCGGAATGGAAGATTGCACTAACCAATACAAGCACCCAAGAATGACTGGTTGGAGCAAAGCACCCTTACCAGCAATGGATCAGATTGAGGCGTTTATCGATCAGAAGATATTTGCTCAGTCTTACGGAATAGTATTGACAGCTGATGATATCGTTGTTGATTTTGACCCAAGAAATAATGAGAATGCGATAGAAGAGCTGAACGCCATGCTTGGCTTCGACATTGAGACTAAGTGTAAATTTGTCATCAAGACTGGATCTGGTGGTAAGCACTTTTACTTCAAGAAGTCCAAAGACATTAAGACAGTTAAGATACTGAAAGAGATTAAAGGTATTGACTTTCTTTCTGCCGGTAGCTTTGTTGTTGGTTGTGGTTCATTCCACAAGAGCGGATTTTCATATGAAGCTATTCAGCATGATAAGTCAAACATCCGCGCCATTGACGATGCACCACAGGCTTTACTGGATCTAATTGAGCGACCGGATATTGTCAAGGATTCTGCGTATGAGGCTGGATCATCAAACCTAGACGAGCTACGCGAGGCTTTAGAGGCTATACCGAACGACGAGAACACCGACTATGATGTCTGGATCAACATCGGCATGGCGTTGTCTTACGAGACCTCAAACTCTGATAATGGCTACGCGCTGTGGGATGAGTGGAGTGATAAGTCTCAAAAGCATGACGGCACAGCAATGGAAAAGAAGTGGGCATCATTTGCCAACACTAGTCACACCGCCACACCAAGAACTGCCGGTACGATCTTTAAGCTGGCCTATGACAACGGCTGGGAGCAGACTTACGGCAATGAGATAGATCTATCAGCATTCGTAAGAAAGTTCGAGGAGGGACGCGCTGAGAAGTTCTCAATGAAGAAGCAGGATGAGAGCAAGGTTATTGAGTTTAACGACATACCTACTGAGCTTCAGAAGATAAAAGGTGTAATGGGTGACTCTGTTAACTACATGCTATCGACTGCTCAGTACCCGCTCTACATGCCATCACTGAATGCTTCACTGGCTATGTGTGCTGTCGTTATCGGTCGTGACTTCACCACTGACTTTGACAACTACTCAAGTGTCTACACGATGAGCGTTGCAGAAACTGGTGCTGGTAAGGAGCATTCTTATAAGATCGTATCTAAGATATTGCAGGCTGCAAACCAAGGCAGTATTATCAAAGGTGAGGTTACCGGTAAGAGTGCAATCATTACTGAGCTGTACAGCGAACCACGAGCTTTATTCTTTAAAGACGAAATGGCTCACTGGATGCAGATCATCGGATCTAAGAATGTATCTGAGAATAAACTGTCTGAGGTCAAAGCTTGGATGGAGCTTTTCAGTAAGCAGGACAGCACCTACTCGTCAGACTCCTTCACGAGCCTAAGTGAGATCTTGAAGAACAAGCTTACTGGTGATGAGCAGAACTCACTGACGATCAACAGACCGTCTGTCAGCTTGCTTGGTATGACTACGCCACATAAGTTATCGGAGTCCATGACTAAGATGATGATCAGTGATGGTTTCTTGAATCGATTCATTGTTATGTTTGCTCAAGAGGGCGATCAGAAGATGAATAAGAATTCAAAGTCACGGGCCGTACCTCAAGAGATACTGTCTTGGATTGAAACGATTGAGCGTAGAGTACTGCACCACAATCGAGGAAAGAATTCTCAAGGCCGTAACGATTACGACAAGCCAATGGAGCCAATAGTCCTGCCGTTTACTGCTGAGGCATTTGACCGTCTAGATTCTTATGAAGATGACATTATGATTCGCAAGAAAGAGCTGCGAAAGAATGGATTGGAGTTGATGATTGTGCGTAACCGGGAGAAGGCGATGCGCATCTCTCTGACTATGGAGCTGTCAAAAGACCCGTATGCTCTGTCGGTTGGTCTGGATAGCGTTAACTTTTCTATTGCCCTTGTTGACTTTTGCTTTGAGCAACTGATAGAATATATTGAATTCGAAATGGTTGAGAATTCCATTGACAAGCGATATCGCGATGCTTACAATGTTATTGCCAAGATGGGATTTGAAGGAATAATGAAAAAGGATCTAATGAAGTTACACCCGTTTAAGTCTACGGATAGCAACATGCGAAAAGAAATATTTAATTACTTGATTCTTGAGTCGCAGGATGTATCATTGATCGAAGAGGGAGAAGGCAAAGGGCGGAAAGCTCACAGGCTGGTGGCAACAAAGTTTTTAGAAGATTGAATAAATATTGTTGACACAGAAAAATAACTATGTATAATAGCGAAATAAACAAAACAGGAGAAGAAAATATGTCATTTGATTTTAGCGCAGTACAAAAAGGTACACGGGATCATAAAAAGATCATCATGCTTTACGGCGTACCGGGTATCGGCAAGACGACTCAGTGCGCCGCATTACCAAACGCATTCTTCTTGCCAATCGAAGACGGAACCGCAGACCTTGACGTAGCTCAGTACACCTTCGAAGACGGAAGTGTAAAGCTTCAAGCCTTTGGTGAAGTAATGGGAATTTTGGACATGCTACTGACCGAAGGTAAGGACTCTGGGTTTGAGAATATCATTATCGACTCAGCATCTGCACTTGAGCCTTTGATTCATCGAGACGTTTGTGCAGCTGGTGACGACAAAGGACATGTAAAAACAAACATCGAAGACTTCGGTTACGGTGGTGGTTACAAACGAGCACTAAAATATTGGCAAGAGTTTTACGACAAGATCTCATTAGTGCGAAGCGAGCTTAATGCTAACGTATGGCTTATTGGACACTCAATGATTAAGACTGTCAGTAACCCTGACAACGAGCCTTACGATCGCTACATGCCAGAGCTGCATAAAGATGCAATTGGATTGCTACAAAAGAATTCAGATGCCTTGATTTTTGCAAAGTTTCGTGAGATAGTACGAAAGATAGATGGGAAGATGGGAGCAAAGGAGAACAAAGCAATTGGTCAGGGCGAGCGATTCATGTACACCAGTGAGATGCCTGCGTTCTTAGCTAAGAACCGGTCTCAACCATCACTGCCACATGAGTTACTTTTTGACTGTAATGCAATTCTTGATCTTTGGAATAAAAAAGATTAATTAGCTTGACAGGAGATATTGCATAATGTAATATCTCTACATCAACCAACAACGAGGAATTAGAAAATGACTATGAATTTAAATCTGGGTATGGAAGACATTTACGAACAGAACGAGCAAGACCAAGGCTCATTCGCACCACTTCCAGCAGGAGACTACCCTGTCATTGTCGATAACGCAGAATATAAGCAGTTTGCATCCGGTAACTTCGGTGTAAATGTAACCATGTCGGTATACGGCGGAGGCCAGTTCGACAACAAGAAAGTATTTGATACATTTATGTTCTTCCGCGACGATCAAGTAACTGAGATGACTTGGACAGATAAAAGCGGTGTTGTTAAAAACATCGGCAAGCTGACTTACGGTAAGTTGTGCTCTGCAGCAGACCTTACGCCACAACAAGCTGGTGATCCAATTAATCTGATCGGTAAGATGCTGACAGTTAAAACCAAGATGGGAACCAACAGTAATGGCGAGCCTGATACCAAGGTTGCTTCATACAAAAAGACCCCTGTAGCTGGCGCTGCACAGTCTCAGGGACAATCACAACCACAACGGATGGCTCCGCAAACAAGCCAAGCAGGGAATGCTTTCGCTCGACGATAGATGTAGCAAATAATAAAAAGGTCGCTTAATTGCGGCCTTTGTTGTTTAAGGGGAAAAGATATGAAGCACCAGAATATACTAGATAAGATGTGGGTATCTTATGAAGAGGAATACAACAAGACAAACTACAGACGAACTTATCTGGGGATGTCAGTCAGTGAAGAAAATTGTGGCAGGAAGCCGTGGCTTGAATTCAGGCATGCGTTCGACCCTTGGGTGAGCTACAGTAGCGCCTCACATTTTGAAGACGGTCACCTGTCAGAGGATGCAGTTGCAAAAAGATTGAAGGATTCAGGTCTAAACCTAATAACGCATGACGAGACCGGTGAGCAGTTTTCACTTCAGGACATGTACTGGCATAGAGGACACATAGATGGCAAGCTACCGGACTATGACGCGCTCTGGGAGCACAAAAGCACTGGCGATGCGAAGCTAACGAAGCTGAAGAAACTCATCGACAAAGACGAAGAGACGGCCCTATTGAAGTGGAGTAAAGGGTATTACGATCAGGCCACCAGATACATGGGCTATAGCGGAGTACACAAACACATAACGACAGTGGCATCGCATGGGTCTCGTGAAAAGATAAATTCACAAGGCGATCACAGAACGGCTATAATGGAAACCGCATTCGATCAGGATCACTTCAACTTCCTTGTAGGTCGAGCCAAGCACATCATCACCACAGACAAGATGCCGCAGGCTGCATGGTCGCTGGCTGTTGACAAGCCTCTCTGTATATGGAAAAATGGCAAGTGTGAAGCATACGACTTTTGCAAAGGCAAAGAGATCGGTAAGCCTAACTGCAGAAATTGTGGACATGTAACTTTTACTACTGAAGGCGCTACCTGTGCGTTGGGTAAGGAGGATCTAAATGAAAAAAATATGCTTGAGTTTAAAGAATGCCACAAATACAATCCAGAGCTTGTGCATGAATTCTTTGTCGTCGATCTTGACGATGCGGGAGATGTTCACTATCGCAACGAGTCTGGCACCGAGCTTGTTAATCGAAATTCAAACGACTTTAGGTTAGAGTTTAATAAATTAGGAGGAT